CCGTCTATGGTGTGCTCGACGCCCTCAATGTTCTAGGATAAGGAGCACCTATGGGAGCCAACGCCCAAACCTCAGTGCCAGCATTCACCGCCGGCCAGGTACTCACCGCCGCGCAAGTCACCGGCATCAACACCGGCATCCCTGTTTTTGCATCCTCGACAGAGCGTGACGCCGCGTTCGGTGGCAGCGGTGAGAAAACGCTGGCTGAGGGCCAAATGGCCTACCTCGAGGACACGAACGCCACCCAGTATTACGACGGGAGCTCCTGGTCTGCTATCGCAGGCGGCAAGATTTTGCAGGTTGTATCCACGACGAAAACCGACACGTTTTCGGAATCGCTTTCATCAGGAACAATGTCTGCGTCAAACATCACCGGCCTTGAGGCAACCATCACCCCGTCAAGCAGCTCAAACACGATCCTCGTGTTCGTTGAAATCAACGGTTCGACCTCCGGTGATCCGATCGCGTCCGGTCAAATCTTCCGCGACTCCACCGCGATCGGTATCGGAGCGAGCGCTAGCAATCGCACCCGCCTGAGCGGCTTTCAGCATGGCGCAGGCCAACAGAGCCGAGTGTCAATGTCATTTCTTGATTCACCGGCCACGACCTCAGCGATCACTTACGGGTTCCGCAACTTCAACGCTGGCGGTGTGACACGAACCATCTACATCAACCGCTCAAGCGCCGACGGTGACGCCGCCACCGTTGGTCGCACCGCGTCCACGATTACCGTCATGGAGGTCTCGGCATGACCGACTACGCCGCAGTCCTGACTGCTAACTATCCCGATGCTCAATGGACGCTCGAGGGCGACACGTATGACGGTTTGACCTGGAGCGGCCCAGGAGATCAACCGACGCAAACGGAGCTTGATGCCGCCTGGCCGGCCGTCCAATACGCCCAACAGGTCGCCGCTGTCGAGGATGCTCGGCGCGCCGACTACGAAGCGACCAGCGACCCGCTGTTCTTCGAATGGCAACGAGGCGACGGAACCGAACAAGCCTGGCTCGACGCCGTAGCCGCCGTCAAAGCCGCCCACCCATACCCGCCGGCCCCATGATCATCACCAGCGAAGACGCTAAAACGGCCGCGCTCGCCATTGTGATGAGCGTGATCGTTGTCTTCTGCTTGTGGATTGGACAGAGATGAACATCGCAAACCCGTCGAAAGCCATGATCGCCCTAGTCGCGCTGGTTTGTGTCACGCTTCTGTTGATGACCGACTCAATCTCGAACGAGGCTGGCACCGGTCTGATCGGCATGATCGCCGGTTACGCCGTCGGGAACGGCATCGCCGCCCGACGCGGCGACGAAGTGACCCCGATCATCGGAAAGAAGCCTTGAGATACCACAGTTGGCAACGGGACACGCCACGCCACCCGTTTGACACCTGCTCGCCAAACCTGCGTCAGATCCGCAAATACCTCGAGGAGCGCTGGGGATTCTGGAACCTCGGTTGCTACGGACGCCGGCCGATTCGCGGCGGCACAGCATGGAGCTCGCACGCTTTCGGTGCAGCTCAGGATCTCAGCTACCGCCGTGATGACGGCCATCCGACCGCACCATCCCGCGAATGTGTCGAGCAAGACGTCATCCCGTGGCTGATCGAGCATCATGAAGTGCTCGGCATCCAGCGCATTCACGACTACTGGGCAAAGCGTTACTGGGAAGTAGGCCGCGGCTGGATCGGCCGTCCGCCTGGAGCACAAAACGATCACCTGCATATCGAGGTCAGTCCCGAGACTTGGACTTGGGCGTCACCGATCTCGGAGCGCATCGTGTCCGGCCCGCCACAGACCACTCAGCCGGCACCGGTGCCTCCGTACCCTGGACAGTCAGTGCGCAAAGGATCGAAAGCCAAAGACCGCGTCAAACTGATCCAGCGTGAGCTCAAAATGCTCGGCTACAACGTCGGCCCCGTCGATGGCATCTTCGGCCCAAAGACCGACGCAGCTGTCAAAGCCTTCCAAACCGACCAAGCCCTCACCGTTGACGGCATTGTCGGACCTACCACTTGGAAGGCTTTGTTCAACTAGCACACACAGGAGGCAACTGTGCCAGACATGTCAGACTTCGAAGCCGCACGCCCCAAACCGGCAACCCCGAAGATAGAGAAGATCCTCGAGGAGCTTGACACCGAACGATCCGAAGCGCTTCACGCCGCGCTGATGGATCTCAGCTACAGCACGCCGACAATCAAAGCGGTGTTGAAGAAGTGGGGATACGAGCTCTCCGAGTATCCGATCGCACAATGGCGACGGGCTCATGCTCGATGACTTCGACCAGGAAGTAGAGCTGCAAGAGCTCCGCGACGCCCTCGTCAGACAGCAACGGGCCACCCGCAAAGCGCACGCCAAGTCAGAAGCCATCGTCGAAGCCGTCTACCAGGCGGCGAAAGACGCGGCCGTCACACTTGGACGCGCACCAAGCGTTCCCAAACCCAAGACAGATCCGCGACGCAAAAACCCTGAAGTCGCGCTGATCCATGCCACGGATTGGCAGCTCGGCAAACAAACCTCCGATTACGACATAGACACGTGCCGCAAACGGATCCACCGGTTTGCTGAGAAGATCGGCACGATGACCGAGATACAGCGCGCCGACCATCCAGTCAAAGAAGCTCATGTCATGTTCGGCGGCGACATGGTCGAAGGCTTAGGCATCTTCCCAGGACAACCTTACGAAGTCGAAGCGCACCTGTTCGAGCAGCTGTTCGCCACCGCCAGCCTCATGGAAGACTTCGTCCGCCGGATGCTCGCCATCTTCGAGCATGTCACCGTCACCTGCGAGTACGGCAACCACGGCCGGCTTGGCCGCAAGGGCGACATGCCAGGAGCCGACAACATTGACCGCGTCGCCTACAAGATCGCCGGCGACCGCCTCGAGGACGACCGCGTCACCTGGCATACCGACAGCAACTGGTACCAGATCGTGACGATCGGGAACTATTCAGCTCTGCTTGTGCATGGGGACGAGATCAAGAGCTTCGGAGGCAATACACCCGCCTTTGGCTTGATTCGTAAATGCAACGCTTGGTCGACCGGCGTGATCCCTGAGCCATTCGACGATGTGTACGTCGGCCATTTCCATACGCCGATGACGTTGACGATGGCGAACGGCCACCAGATCTATGTCACCGGTTCGCCAGAATCGGAGAATGTGTACGCCAAGGAGTTCATGGCCGCGACCGGCCACCCGAGCCAGCGTCTGCATTACGTCGACCCAGAGGCCGGCCGCGTCACGGCATCGTATCTGGTATGGCTTGACTAACGAGCGGAAAATCCGCATACTGTCTTCATCGGACCCCGACCCGATCTGGAGGACAAAATGAAGACACTGTTATGGATCGCTGTGATGGCGATCATTCCGTTGAACTGCGACCCGTTGGAAATGCCGACAGAGGCCGCGGAATACCAGCGCAACATCAACAGCGCGAAGTGTGAGCAATGGTTCGGACACGCGCTAGCGATGGGCTGGGAGATCGACGACTTGCCCGTCCTTGATGAGGTCATGTGGCGCGAGTCCCGTTGTGACCCGACACAAGTGTCAGACACCGGCGACCACGGCCTCACGCAAGTCAACTGGCGCACCTGGGCGCCGCTTGTCCTCGAGCTCGGCTACACGAAAGAGGACTTACAGCATCCCGCAGTCAATCTGCTGATCGCCCGACAGATCTACGAAGACGCCGACCGCCGTGGCTGGTGTCCGTGGAAGCCGTGGTACATGAGCGGCAACTACACATGCAATGGAGGAAACGCATGACACACAAAGATGATCAACCAATCACGGTTCAACTAAGCCCAGAAGCCGTGCAAATCGGTTTGGCTTACGGCCTAGCGGAACAACTCAACATCAGCGGATGGGATGAAATCGACGTCGATGACATTCTCGACTGCATGGCGGTCGCCGGCTGTCACCTTGAGATCGGCGGCGAGTCCGCCAGAAAGGCTTACTTCGCCTCTCTCAAGCTCATGGAGATAACCGGATGAACCTCGATGGCTACGTCACCGTCAACGAACGCCTGAAAATGGCACTCAAAGACCATCCCGATCTGCGCGTTGAGGAGCTGCCGTTCGCCATCGTCGAGATCGGCGACCAGACGTTCCTGCATTGCACAGTTCGCGTCCACCAAACACCGGACGACACACAGCCCGTCCTGGGATCGGTCCTCGAGCCGATTCCAGGGCGAACCCCTTACACGAAAAACTCGGAATACATGGTGGGCCATACCAGCGCTTTAGGGCGCGCTTTGGGCTATCTCGGATACGGGATTGACCGTGGCCTCGCCAGCAACGACGAAGTCGCCGCTCGAATCGGCACCGACCGCGACTTCAACGACGCCATGCCGGCTGTCACCAGAGCCAAAGTCGGATCACGCGCGAAAACAGGCGCCCAGAAGGCCGCTGAAGCCGCGTTAGAGCGTGGCGCGGGTGCTGATACCCCAGAACCGTTAGAGAGCGTTCTAGACGCCTTTCCAGGCGCATCCGTCAAGAAACGGCAGGAACCGACCGAGAAGATGATCGGTTTCTACAAACGGCTGTGCCGTGAACGCTCCCTCGAGTACGACGAGCAAGCTCTCGTCGACTTCGACGCCTGCAAGATCGCAATCGACCGACTCAAGGAGATGCCCCGTGACTGACGACCAACTGATCGAGGAGCTGGAACGCTCACACAAGTTTCGCACCTATGGCGGCGATGGCTACACGCTCCACGGCGAGGCCGCACAACGGCTTCGAGAACTCAAGCTTTACATTGAGCAGCTCAAGGAGACCAAGCATTGGCTGAACGAACAGCTTCTCGAGGTCCGCACCGATCTGCAACTCGCAGAAGCGAGGAACCGTGAGAGAAGCTGACTTTCAACAAAGCGTGATCGAAGCCGCCTACCTGTACGGCTGGCTCGTATTCCATCCACGCCCAGCACAAACCGGAGGCCGCTGGTCCACGCCATACACCGGACACGCCGGCTTCCCCGACCTCGTATTAGCCCACCCTGAGAAAGGCGTGCTGTTCGTCGAGCTCAAGAACGAACGCGGCCGCACCACACCAGGACAACGCCAATGGCTCAACGTCCTCGAAGACGCCGGCTCCGAAACGTACCT